GAACCATTCGGATATGGAATTTTTGAAGCAGTGGATTGGGGTAAACTTCCAATACTACATGAAAAATGGCACGTACCACTTGATTATAAATACAAAGCGTCTGATACGTTATCGTTTAGAAAGACCTACCAAAAAATATGTGAAGATGATTACGAAACCCGTAAAGGAGAATTTGAAAAACTTAAAAATTGGATGATTCAAAACTTTTCAAACAAAGCTGAATGGAAAGATAAACTTTTAGATATTTATAACGGAGAATAACACTTTATACAATGGCAAGAACAAATCTATCGTTAGGTAATTTATATAGAGCAACACAGGGTTCCGCAAGAACTTCACAAGCAGTTTCAATGAATGCAATGAACGCCGCAGCAGGAACACAAGCTGCATTTACTTCATTTGCAGTTGATTCTATAACTAGAAATTTACCAACTTTCACATATATTGTAGAAAGTACAACTGAATCGGCAACATTCTCTTTTGGCACACAGGGTTCTTTACATGGTGCAAGAGTTGGTAGTGTAGCAGCAAACTACACAGTATCATTTAATAATGCAAATTTTTCGGTAGGTACTGCAACATTAGGTGCATCCCCATCGTTTCCAATTACACCGGCATCAATCGCATCTGCAAATTATTCCGAAGCTCAATCTGTTTTATCAATGACATATGCTGACGGATATAATTTAAATGCAACTAACTATAATTCTGCAGCTACAAAAACTTTATACGCAGTAGATGTTTATAATACAATTAACCAACCTGATTTCTGTTTATTATTTGGTACAAAAGTACAATTAACAAATGATACCGAAATTAATATTGAAGATTTAAATGTTGGGGATACTATTAAAGCATGGGTTCCTAATAATTTACCAGACGAATCTCAATCACCTGATAGTGAAAACGTAGAATGGAGATTTCATATGTTGGAAACTAATGGTGGTTCATATCAAGAAGCAGTTGTTTCGGATATAGTATTTAACTTTGCAAGTGGATATTTTTCAATTAATGATGGTTTAATAAAATCAACAGGAACACACCCTATTTGGGTATGGGATGCTGAAATTGAAAAATATAAATTTAAATTAGCAGAAGATATATTACCTGCTGATAAAATTGTTAAATATGATGATATTGATGGTGTTCAAGAAATAGAAGTTTATAATATAGAAATAATAAATGAAGATGTTGAAATTGTAACATTGAATGTTGAAAATTTTGACGTTTATTTAGCAAATGGTATTATATCTCACAACAAAGGAACGGCAACACAACCATATATTCCATCTTCTGGATTAAGAATGTATGTTGACCCAGGAAAAGCATCATCATACCAATCAGCAGATACGGCCGACTTATTAGACCTTTCAGGATACAATACGGGTATAAGACCTGCAGGTGTGACAAATGCAGCAGGTATTACAGGTGGTAATCCGGTATATAATGCAGGAGCAACTAAAAAAGATAAATACTTTGCAGGAAATGGTACAAACCAATTCTGGTATAAAGATACTACTACAAATATTAATGGTGGTATTTCACAATTCAATACAAATACTGGTACTATTCATATGTGGGTTAGACCTACTACAACATTGGGTACAACTACAAGACACATTTTTGACTACGCCGGGTTTTATGGTTTAGCAATTGAATCGTCCGATAGTTCTACCTTAAATAGAGTAAAATTCTATGGTAGTACATTGGGTAATAGTGCACAATTAACGACATCATTATCAGCAAATGTTTGGTATATGATTACAGCAACATTTCAACCATCAGGAACTGTAACAGTTTATGTAGATAAAACATCGGTAGGAACATTCACCGCAGCTGCATTTACGGCACCATCATCTACAAACTATTTAACAATTGGTAGTAATAGTGCAAGAACAACATTTTGGAATGGACAAATTGGACCTGTATTATTCTACAATACATTACAAAACTCAACATTAGTAGGACAAGTATACGATTATTTCTCTCCAACATACAAATAATAATTGTTGTTTTGATTGAAAATTTTATATTTATATTGAGAATTAATAAATTTAAATTAAAGCATATACAATGGCAGAAAAATTAGTATCACCAGGCGTATTCACACGAGAAAACGACCTTTCATTTTTACAACAAGGAGTAGGTGAAATAGGTGCAGCATTCATAGGCCCTTTTAAAGAAGGCCCTTTAACCCCAACAATCGTAAATTCACAAGCAGAATTTGAAACATTGTTTGGTGCAGTAGATGACACATATTACACACCTTTGGCAGTACAATCATATTTAAGAGAAGCGGGAACTGCAACAATTTGTAGAGTAGCCGGTGCAGCAGGATACACCGAAACTGCTCCTGTACTATTGATAGCAAATACAACTCAATCATTTGACGGAGCTGCACATTCGGCATCTTTAGGTATTCTTTTTAATACATCTGGAAGTCAATCATACGGATTACTTCATTCATCATTAACTACGGGTTCTAACGGAACTTTTAACATATCTAGTTCATTTGGATTTACTTCGGCATCTTTGAATTTAACTGATATAAATGATATTGAAGCTGTATTTGGTTCTTCACCATATGGTTCAAAAACTGCATATTCATACGCATTCTTTAAAGAAAACGGATTTGTATATAATACAGGTTCTTACACATTATCTGGAACTGACGGAATAGGTTCAGGTTCAGTTACTTCATCTTTTAATTCGCATGTAACTGCAAGTTTAGTAGTATTAGGACTTCAATCATTTAGTGGTTCATATGGTACGGGTGAAGCATGTGAGGCATTATCTCCATATATTCAATCTCAATTAATTAGTGGACAAAGATATAACTTATTCCAATTTGAAACAATTACTGCAGGAAATGTAGCAAATACAAAAATTAAAGTTGGTATTTCAAATGTTAAAGCAGCGGGTTCAATTAACGGAACAGATTTCGGTGCATTTACGGTCGTAGTAAGAAGCTTCTCTGATACTGATAAGAAAAAAAGTATAATTGAAACATTTGCAAACGTAAATTTAGACCCTAATTCTCCAAATTTTATTAGTAGAGTAATTGGTGATAGAAAAAGAACAATTGGAGATGGTAGAAATGGTACGACTGTAGGTAAAATTACTGAAGTAGGTGATTGGGTAAACAATTCAAAATATATTAGAATTACAAACTTAAATGCACAAGCACCGGTTCAAGCAGTACCTTTTGCACACGCAGCATATCAATTACCAGTAAATGCAGGAGCATACGCATCATTGGTACCGAGAGTAACATTCTCAACTGGTTCTGTAACTGATTCTACAAAATATAGTGGTATTGATTTGGATAACAATGGTGATAATAAAATATATATGAAACCAATTCCTGTAAGTGCAAACAATGGTTCAAATGCAGTATTCTCATTAGATACCATTTGTGGATTAACATTAACTTCAAATGTATCAACCGATGTTTCAAAAAGACAATTCATTGTAGCATTTCAAGAAGGATTTGACGGATTTGCACCAAATAACAATGCAGCGGATTTAGTCCCAGCAACAACGGCAGGTAAGGCAGCATATCAAAAACATATAGCAGCATTATCAAACGCTGATGAGTATGATATTAATATGGTAATTGCACCACACGTTAATAGAGCCGACCATAGTTCAGTTTGGACTTCAATTTTGGATATGGTTGAACAAAGAGCAGATGCATTCTTTATCGGAGATGCAGGTAACTCAACAACATCATTATCAGCAACTATAACACAAGCACAAGGAGTTGATTCAAACTACGCAGCAGTTTACTATCCTTGGATTAAAACAATCGATTTAAACACAAATAAATTAATAACAGTCCCACCATCAGTATTATTACCTGGAGTATTCGCAGCAAACGACAATGTTGCAGGAGAATGGTTCGCACCAGCAGGTTTGAATAGAGGTGGATTGGTAGGAGCAGTTAGTGTATTGGATAGATTATCTCAATCTGAAAAAGATGATTTATATGAAGGTAAAGTAAACCCAATTGTACAATTCCCAGGACAAGGTATTGTAGTATTTGGACAAAAAACATTACAAGATAAACCATCGGCATTAGATAGAATCAACGTAAGAAGATTATTATTAACAGTTAGAAAATATATCGCATCTACATCAAGATATTTAGTATTCGAACAAAATTCGGCAGAAACCAGAACTAAATTCTTAAACATTGTAAACCCTTATTTAAGTGGAATCCAAAGTAGACAGGGTTTATACGCTTTCAAAGTAATTATGGACGATTCAAACAACACACCAGATGTAATCGATAGAAACATCCTTAAAGGAGCTATCTACTTACAACCAACTAAAACGGCTGAATTCATTCAAATTGATTTCAACATTTTACCAACTGGCGCAAGTTTTAACGGATAATTTAAAAAATAGATATTTATAAAAGAACAATAAAATATAAACAAAGATGCCAACAATATTAGGATTTGA